TTTTAATTTCTAATAAACAGCAAACGATATTATCAGATGCTAATGTAGTAGTTCTTAATAAACAACAAACAATTACATCTGATACTAATATTTTAAAACAGAATATACAACAGATAATTACTTCTGATGCTAATGTAGTTGAAACTGATAATCAACAAATAATTGTATCTGATGCTAATGTTTTAATTCCTAGTAATCAGCAGATAATTGTATCTGATGCTAATGTTAAGACTTTAAGCATTCAGCAGACTATATTATCTGATGCTAATGTTAAGACTTTAGACCAACAACAAATAATTGTTTCTGATGCAGATATTTTAAGAAGGAACACACAGCAGTTAATTATATCAGATGCAAGTATTTCAAAATTGTTTGTACGTCAATTAATTACATCTGATGCAGATATTTTAAGAAGGAACACACAGCAGGTAATAAAATCTGATGCTAGTGTAGTAATTCTTGATAATCAACAAATCATTATATCAGATGCTAATATTTTTAAACAGAATATACAAAAGATAATTGTATCTGATGCTAATATTGAAGTTTTAAACAAGCAGCAGACTATAGAATCTGATTCTAACGTTAAAACTTTAGGCCATCAACAAACAATTATTTCAGATACTAATGTTGTAGTTGTAAATAAACAGCAACTACTTATATCTGATGCTAATATTGAAGTTTTAAACAAGCAGCAGACTATAGAGTCAGATGCCAATGTTAAAACTTTAGAGCATCAGCAAATAATTATTTCAGATGCTAATGTAATAATTCCTCAGCAACAACAATTAATTACTTCTGATAGTAATGTTGTATCTATAAGTAGGCAGCAAATTATTGTATCTGATGCTGATATTAAAGTTTTAAATATTCAACAGGTAATTACTTCAGATGCTAATATTAAAACTTTAAATATTCAGCAAACGATAGAATCTGATACTAATGTAGTAATTTTAAATAAACAACAGACTCTTACTTCTGATGCTGATATTTTTGCTACAACTCAAAAAATAATTACATCTGATGCTTATATTATATTACTAGGACAACAATTAATTACTTCAGATGCTAATGTAGTAATTCTTAATAAACAACAAACAATTACATCTGATTCCAATGTAATAATTTTACAACAACAGATACTTACATCTGATGCTAATGTTTTAAAATATAATGTTCAACAACAGATTATATCTGATTCCAATGTTGTAATTCCTAGTAATCAGCAAATAATTGTTTCTGATGCTAATGTAGTAATTCCAAATATCCAGCAGATACTTATATCTGATGTTAATGTTAAAGTTTTAAATAATCAACAGATAATTGTTTCAGATGCTTATATTTATTTTGCAACCCTTCAACAAGTAATTACATCTGATGCTAATATTGAAGTTTTAAATAATCAGCAAGTAATTACTTCTGATGCTTATATTTATTTTGTAACCCTTCAACAGTTAATTACATCTGATACAAATATTATTGTTGGAAGAATTCAACAAGTTATAACTTCAAATGCTTTTATAGGAGGTAAAGGTCAAGGACAGATTGATAGCAAAGGAGAAAAACCTTTTATTCAATCTACAAGAGGTGAAGAAGGTTCTATTCAGTCAGGAAAAGAAGAAGGAAATATTCAGTCTACGTTAGGTGATGAAAATTATATACAAACAAAAGAAAATGAAGGATACATTGATTCGACAGATGGTAAGAAAAATCAAAATATAAATTAAAGGATAATTCATGCAATTTATATTTAGAGGTCAAGCAGAAAGACTTTGGGCAGAATTTAAAGATAATAATTTTAATTTAATAGATGCCTCTGGGTCCGTAACTGTAAAGATTATGTATCAAGACGGAACCTTAAAAATTGCTTCAGGAGTAGGTATTCATGATTCTACAGGAATATATTACTATCCAATAACTCCTAATGCAAGTTGGGATTATGGATATTATGGTGCATGGTGGTCTGGATGGATTAATGGAGTATATACTACTCAAGATGTTCCTAATATTTGTAAATTAAAAGATCCATCAGAAGCTATTGTTGAAGGCGCTTTATTAGATGCAATGCGATCTAAATTATATATGCATTTAGATGCCGGGGGATATAGAAATAAATATTTAAGTGATAGAGAAATGTTAGATTTTCTACAAAATGGATTGGATTGGTTTAATGCCGAGCCTCCTTTGGTAACAGCGTTTAGTTTTAAAACTCTTCCTACTGTTTATTATAGAGAAATTGAAATGGGGGCAATCATTCATGCTTTAATTGGTATGGAAATATTAGAAGCTGGAAAGCATTTTGCATATAGTGATAACGGTATAAGTATTACCAGAGATAGATCCGGAAAATATTTATCAATTTATTCATCTTTAGCTTCAGCATATCAAGAGAGAATAAGAAAAGTAAAACAGATGTATGCATTTAATCACGTGGGTATGAGAGGATTGTTTAGCAGCACAGTTGGTTTTCCTCGATCGCTCAGTCGAGCCCTCAGGGGTTGTAGCAAATTTGCAGGCAGTCAGTAATATTTAAAAAGTGAGATTTTGATGAGTAAAGTTTGCAAAATAAAAGGTTGTAATAAAAAATACCTTGCACGTGGATTTTGTCGTCTTCATTATGATCGTTGGTATTTTGGTATTATAGATGAAGATGGAAATCAACTTCGAGAAATATTTTCAACAAAGCCAAAGGGTGAAAGTTGGAAATTGAAAATGAAAGAAGTAATGAAAGATCCTGAAATAAGAAAGAAGTGTGGATGGAGTAAAGGGCTTACTAAAGAAACAAGTGAAGGAGTTAGAAATAGTTCCAATGCCCGAAAGGGTCTTATTCCTCGAAATAAAAATTTAACTATGGAAGAGGAATTTGGAACTGAAAAAGCTGCTGAAATAAAACAACAAATAAGTGATTCTATGAAAAAAGCTTTTGAGAATGACCCTTCACTTTATGAAAAATGTAGTAAAGCTCGTAAAGGTAAACCATCTCCAATGAAAGATCAACAGCATACTTCAGAAGGTAGAGAAAATATAAAGAAAGGCATGGCTAATAGAGACCCTGGGGATAGAAAAAGATGGATTGATTCTTTATCTGGAGAAAATAGCCCAAACTATCGTGGTGGTATTTCTTATCTACCTTATGGTTTTAAATTTGATTCGAAATTAAAGAGAAGAATTCGTGAAAGAGATGGAAATGTTTGCCAATTATGTTTTTTAACAAATAAGGAACATAAAGAAAAGTATGGAGATTCTTTACATTGTCATCATATTGACCACGACAAACAAAATTGTGAAGAATATAATTTGATTACATTATGTAATGTATGTAATGGAAAAGTTAATAAAGATAGAAAAAAATGGACAAACTATTTTCAGATATTGTTATCAGTAATAGATGAGCAGGATTATTTAATGGAGTTAACTAATGCCTATAACTAACAGTAGCGACCCCCTTCTTCCAGGAGAAGAACTTTTTCGTGACTGCGAATTGGGGTTAGATAAAGAAATTTTGGATTATATAAAAACAAATCATAGCTTACAAATCCTTATAGGTGGCGAACCCTTTTACTTATATCAAAGAATGACCTCTGGAAGTGTAGTTAATGGGACTATTTCATCTTGGGATCAAACAACTCCTCAGTATATGAAAATTTTATGGAGTCCTGGAGATTCCAACCACCTAGATTTGAGAAGTTATACTAATAATGGTTCTGGGTCTTTTTCTTTATATGAAGGAGGAGTTAGATTAAATAGAGTTTTTGATAAAAATGATTTGTTATATGATAGTGAATATGCTTTAGAAGAAATTGTAGGGACAGGAGTTTCTACAAAAAAACAAATAAAACTTTATTTGAATTCTGGATATGTTCCTTCAGGGGCTATAACTTATTCATATAGAGTATTATGTGAATGTGTAGATTATTCTACTAATCAACCTGATATGAATTGTGAAATTTGTTATGGAGCTGGATTTCCTATAGGTTGGGTTAAATATGAATGTGATGCTTCTAAATATAATCCAATGGATACAATTTTAATAAGAGTACCTAAAACAGATTATAGGATTATTTTAAATAAAGAAGGGCTTGTTGAACAACAGAAAAACAAGCATTGGGCTTTATCTTCACCTTATATTAAGAATTATGATATTATTAAAGGAACCATTGGAGATAATATAGGTAAAGTTTATGAAATCGTAAATAAAACTGATTCATATTTGAGAGGAATTTTTTTGCACCAAGAATTTGAAACAATCTTATTAGAGAAATCGGATGTAAGATATAAGAGAGTTATTACTCTTTAAAGGAGAAGTTTGTGAAATATTTGCAAACAAAAGATGTAATCGATTATTTGGCTAAATCATTTCGGAAAATATTTGCTCAAAACATCTCCTGGGTGAACGAAGATCAAGAAATAGTTGAATTAACTGAAGGAAACATCCCTCAAGTTTATGATCATTTACCGAGGGAGCCTGAAAATTATCCTTATATTTCAATTGAAGGAGGACCTGGTGCTGGTGACCCTTGGGCAATAAATGATAGAATAGATAATTTATGGATAAGTGAAAGATTTGGGTCTCAGCCTTTATCTTATGAAATTTTAGGTAATGGATATAAACGAGCGTTTGGAATAAAAATTGGAGAAGATTTAAAATTAAGAGATGTAGGAATTGCTTTAAAATATGCAAGTAGATTAAATGGAGATATAACTTTAAATTTATCTTTGGCAAGTGGAAGTTTACCAGGGGCTGCAATTGCTTCTGGAACTATAGATGCTTTTGAAGATTCTGATTTTGTATGGAAGTGGTGTGAGTTATATCCACAAATTACTTTGTTACAAAATCAGTTGTATTTTTTAACTTTAGAAGCGCCAAGTGATTGTATATATTATGTTGCAAAAGATACAAATCCAGATACTACTTTAACTCCTTATCCTTATTTAGCTACTAAATATGGAGTAGGAGCTTGGAGTTTATCATCTAGCTCCACTCTTTTAGCAGTAGCTCAAGGTCCAGTTTATATAAGGTTAGGAGGAGGAATTAAGTCAAATTTAATATTTAGAATTGAAGCAAAAGATATTCATAGTATGCGTTCTGTAAAAAATATTGTTTTTATGTATTTGAATGCTTTAAAACATGCAGATTTAAAAAGAAAAGAAGCAATAACATATCCTCCTACATTAAATGTTGATTTTGATTTTATGAGTGAGACTACTGAGGTTGGTGTTAAAATTATAAATATTTCAGAATCAGCAGAGAGTGTAAGAGAAAGAGGAAATGATAGAATATTTTCAGTTTTATATACGATGGAGGTTTATGGATTTTGGGAAGAGAATTACGAAAAAGATACTTTGAAAAAAGTATTTCCTACTGTGCAGAGTTTTGATCCCTAAATTTAGAAAATAAATAAAATTTAATTTATAGAAGGAGGAAAAAAGTTATGACATATCATGCGCCTGGTGTGGAGGTCATTAGTATTGCAAATCAAAGGATTATTAACATTTCTGAAGAAGTCAGAATTCCTGCAATTATAGCAACTGGACCTAGTATAAGAACAGTAATAGATGAGCCTGTGGTTAGAGCTGCTGGTTCAGGGTCTTCAAATCAAGATTTTTTACAACATTTTAATGTTACTGTTAGTCAAGTTGCTGCTATTCCTGGTGTTTCTGGAAGTTATTCAAATTGGGTAAGTAATTATACTTATGGTGCTGGAACTGATGTGAATAATTTAGGATATATAGAATGGACCGGAGGCACTCCTGGGGATGGACAGCCTAGAGAAGGTGAAACATATTATGTATCTTATACCTATCCAGTAGATGCAACTCAATTTGATCCTACAACGTTTGTAGATTCAGATGATATAATTGCTTTTTATGGAAATGAAAGTGTTGCAGCTGACGGCTCTATGACAATGGCTGCAAATTTAGCATTAGAAAATGGTGCCCCTGCTGTTATGTGTGTTCAAGTCAGTGGCTCTGCTGATTCTAATTGGAATACTGCAGTAAATAAGTTAAGGAAAAAGAAAAATGTTGCTTATGTAATTCCTATTACTGTAGATTCTACAAGGCAAGCTTATTTTGTTAATCATTGTTTGTTAGAATCTCAACCTTTAATTGGACATGAAAGGGAATGTATTTTGGGAATGAGCTCTTCTTCAACGGTTGATAATCATATTACTAAGGCAAACGCATTAGCAAGTAGCCGTGCTATTTTAGTATTTCCTGGAGATAATGTAGAGAGAAATGATTTAACTTTGGATGGTTCTTATATAGCGGCTGCAGTTGCTGGAGCAATTACAAGTCAAGAGAAAGTTGTTTATCCAGTAACTGGAAAAACTCTTGTAGGTTTCTCAATTCCAGATGAAGCATATGAGCCTTATGATATGAATCGGTTAGGAGCAAATGGAGTGTTGGTGTGTTATAGTGAAGCTGGAGTTGTAAAAGTTAGACACGCTTTAACTACTGATCCAACTTCTGCGGATACGGTTGAAGTTTCTATTATAGCAAGTGATGATTATGTTCGTAGAATCACAAGAAACAAACTTGATGAAAGATTTATTGGTAAAGGAATTGTGATTGGTCCAGAAACTCCTGGGTTGGTTGAGGAAGCATTGAAAGCAATTTGGAATGCAATGGTTAGAGATGGATATATTTATGCTTATGGCACAAAAACAGATCCTCTAACTGGAGAGGTTCCAATTAAGGCGGTTCAAAGTTTAGTAGATCCAAGACAGGTAGACGTGACCGGCAGCATAAAGTTCCTTTATCCTTTAAATTGGGTAAAAGTTACTTTTTACCTCTTTGTGTAATTTTAATTGTAAGGGCTAAAATGATAAGTAAAGAAATACTTGAAGATTATTATATTCAAAAACGATTTACATTAAAACAAATTGGAAATTTGTTGAATGTGTCAGATGCTACTGTGTTACGGTGGATGCAAAAATATAATATTTCTACAAGGTCAAAAAGTGAAGCAAATAAAGGTAAGCCAAAATCTGAAGAACATAAAAAGAAGTTAAAAGTAAGTTCTTTTGTTAGATGGTCTCGAAAAGAAGAACACGAAAAAACAAGCAAAAGTGTTAAAAAAACAATGGCTGACCCTGTTTTTCGAGTTAATTTTTTAGAAGCACAAAGAAATAGAAAACCTCCACGACCTCATAAAAAGAATTGGTCTGATACATCTCGTGAAAAAATAGGAGGTCCTCGAAGGGAAAAAACTTATGAAGAATTTTATGGGATGAAGAAAGCTTCTGAAATAAAAAGAAAACAATCAAAGTCTCGTGAAGGTAAAAAATTAGGTCCTCATTCTGAAAAAACAAAAGAACAAATTAGTATTACTAAAAGATCTCAGCATCGTAAATATACTGAAGAAGAAAAAAATCTTAGAAGAATACGAAGTAAACAATATTGGGCAAATTTAGAAAACAGAAAAATGCAAAGTAATAAGCTAAAAGGAAAACCTAAATCTAAAGAAACAAAAGAAAAAATGAGTAAAAGTGCATTACTTTGTATTCAAAACAATCCAGGACCTTTTAAAGATACTAAACCTGAACTTAAAATGAAAGAGATTCTTAATGAATTAAACATTTCTTTTAAACACCAATTTAGAGTTGAAGGAATAAATCATAACTTTGATTTCCATATTCCAAACACTAATATTCTTATTGAGGTAGATGGTGATTACTTTCATGGGAATTCTAAAAAGTTTAGTAAATTAAATTGGCGCCAAGAAAAAATACGTCAAAAAGATAAAGAAAACGAAGAATTAGCAACAAAGTTTGGTTTCATTTTATTAAGATTCTGGGAAGATGATATTATAAATAATACAGAAGAAGTAAAAATGAAATTAATAAATTTTATTGGAGGTGAAAAATAATGGCACGTTTACCTTTTACAAATTCAGAAGTTTGGTATGCCTATGATATAACTATTGATAATGTTCCTGTTGGTACTCTTAGAAGTTTTAATCCAACTCAAACAAGGACGGTTGATGTTGTAAGAGAGATAGCAACTAACGGAGGCCAGATAGCAGAAATAGTTCCTGGAGTTACTGATTATACTATACGGCTTGAAAAAGTTAGATTATATAATAAAGTTTTGTTTGATCATTTTGGAATTGTGACTAAAGATCTTCAAAATCAAATTAGATCTGTAGATATTAAAGAAGCAATTCATCATCCGCAAACAAATCTTTTTAATAATGCGGTAACTGGTCCTCCGGGGAAGGCTGATGGTAATGCGGGAATTGTTTATACAACTTATGAGGATTGTTGGATTACTGATTGGGGTAAAACTATTTCTACAGGGGCAATTACTAATGTTGAAACAATGACGGTAAGACCTACTCGGGTTGCATAATTTAGTTTATTAAAGTAAAGGAGGAAAAATGAATTATGGTGAAGCTTTGACATACATAACTCGTATGGCAAAGAAAAAAGTTAAACCTTTTAGAACTTGGAAAGGATCCAAAGTTCAAGATTGGGAAGTTGAAATTGAGTTGTTAGATGTAGGAAAGAATATTGAAATAGCAAAAGCTCTTGCAGATACTCCTTTTAGTGTAATAGCTTGGATTGCTAAAGTTGAATTACTTGCAAGATGTATAATTTCTATTAATGGGGAACCTTTTATTACTCAAGAACAAGTTGATGCTTATAATAAAGATCACGATCTTGATAAAGAAAGTGCTATTTCGGCTCTTGAGTATAAAAAAATCCTTATTAAAAAGTGGGATTCAGTTGTTGTAAATGTTATCGATGTTGAGTATAATAAATTGCAAGAAGAACAACAAACTTTTTTATTGGGAAAAGGAGAAGAGACTAAGGAAGAAACAAAAGAAAAAGAAGTAGAAGCACAAAAAGTTGTTGAAGAAGTAAAAAAGCTTGATGAAGAATCTAAAGATCCTTCTGTTCAAGTTAGAGCTTATGTAGAACCTAAAGGCGAGCAGAAATAGAAAACTGCTCGCTTTTTTTTGGAGAATTTATGTTTAGTAAAGAGCAAGTAAAAAATGCTATTTTTGAAAATATATTACCTGTAATAACAATTAAACCTTTTAAAAAAGTTGATTGGTCTTTAACTTTAAGAATTGATGAAAAACCTTTTCCTCAGACTTTGGAGGAATGTGTTAAGCTTTTGGCTTCTGTTTTGATTATTCCAAATAAATCTGAAGAAGAAAAAGAGGCCTTTTTAAAATCTTTGAATTTTTTTGTAGTTAATACAATATTTGAAAAGTATACTAAGGTTTATAATGATTGGATTAAAGGTTTAAATAAAATAGTTGAGGATATTGTAGAGAATGATGTTCAATCTAAGTTTTTATGGGAAGTATCTAAAAGTTCTGGAATTGATAAAGTTTTAAATTCTTCGAAATATAATAATGCTCAACTATTGTGGATTTTTTATAATTCAGTAAAAAGTGATAAGGATAAGAATAAATACATAGTTGAATTAATTAAAAATGTTTTTGAAATGTTACAGCCTTGGTTAGATAAAGAATTATATGACCGAGTAAAACAATCAGAAGAAAGCACCCGAGAAAATGTTTTATTTGATGAAAAGACTCAAGAATATCTTGAAAGTCAGGATGACGGGGATAGTGTTGAGATGAATTATATGTAAAAAATTTGCTCTTCTTTCTAAATTTTGTGTATAATATATTAGATGAAAAGGAGCAATAAAATGTCAAACTTTTTAAATAAAGTAGATAAAGTATTAACAGGGTTTTTTGCAATTCTTTTTATTATACTTTTTGTAGCAGTTGCAGTAACTCCTGTTGGATTAGCTTTTCTTATATTATGGGGAATGTGTTCAAAGAAGAAGGATGAACCTAAAGAAAAATTACAAAATAATATTTATTGGTCTTCTTGTAGTAATATTATTAAAAGAAATAAATCTAAAAAGATTACGATGTTTAATGACAAAGGATATAAGTTTGAAATAGTTATTTAATATATAGATTTTTGTTTTAATAACCAAGCTTTTGAGAAGAACTCAAGGCAGGTAACTGTTTTATATGTTACCTGCTTTTTTTATTTATAAAGGAGTTTTATGGTTGGTGAAGAATTAGCTGGAATGTCAGAACAATTAGGTAAGTTAGGGCCTGGTGGAAAAGAAGCTGCTGTGGGTGTTACTACATTAACAAATTCTTTCGAAGCTTTATTTAGACTCTTTGGTTGGTCTTATGCTGGTGGTCATATTACCAACTTTTTAAATCAGCTTGGAATAATGAATAAAGAGAGTGCAAGACTTGGACCTCTTATTTTTGAAAATGCTCAACAATTACATTTATTTACTACAAGATTAGGTTTAGCAGTTGGTGGTATGGCAGTAATGTTGCATGAAATGGATATGCTTGAAAAGAAGCAAGCTGAATTAAATAGAGCTCTTGGAATAGGTGTTGTATCAATTACTAAATATTATGAACAACTTTCTACGGCTTCTGGAATGGGGGGCAAGGCAGCAAGGGCATCTGCTGAAGAAATTATGAAAGCATTAACTGAACAGAGGATGTGGTCAGAACAAGAAATTAATCAAATGCTTCCTCTTTTTGTTAAATACTCTTTAGGTATAAGTAAATCTTTTCCAAAAGATTTTGTTACTATGCACGAACAACTAGGAATGTCAATAGATAACATTGCTGATTCTTATGAAACAATGGCTTTGAATGCTGCTGCTGCTGGAGTTCCTTTAGAACTTTATAAAAATACTGTTTTTGGATTGACTTCTCAAATACAACAATATGGTTTTTCAATTCGTGATGCAATGGCATTTACAAATTTATTTACTGATGATTTAAAGAAAGGAACTATAACTGCAAGAGAAGCGCAACAAACTATGCAGGCATTAGCCCAATCTCAAATGACTGGAGGAGGCTTTGGTTTTAGAGTAAAAATGGCAATGATGTTGGGCAGGGCTTGGGGAGACGTTCCTTCTAATATTAAAGAATCATTAGAAACGGAAACTAGACAAAGATATGGAGATACTGCTAAATATAGAAATATAGGAATTGCTTATCAGGCAGATGTTTTACAAAATGTGGCCCCAGAAATTTATGGTCAAGTTTTTGCAGTTGCTGGAAGAGAGACTTTGAAAATGTTTCCTAAAGCAATACAAGCGGTAGCTTTTGCACAATTTTGGCCTGGATTTGAAGCTATGGCATTTCAACAACGAATAGGCCCAGCATTAGAAAAAGGTGGTCCAGTTTTTGCAGAATCAATTAAAGATTTAAAAGATCCTACTGTAGAACTTACTAATGCTATTAAAGAATTAGAAAAAACAATGGAAACAAGTACTAAAGGTATGAGAGAGTGGTATTATCCTTTCTTGCAATTTATGGATTATTTAAGGTCTCAAGGATTAGGGGGTGTTGCTGGTGCTGCTGGAGGTATTGGAGGTGCTGTTTTAGGAGCTGCTCCAGGAGCAATAATGACTGCATTAGCTTTAAGAGGTGTAGGTTTTGGTGGAGGTATTGCAGGAGGTGCCGGCGGTGCCGGTGTCGCGGGATTAACATTAGGCATGGCCCGATTTGTCCCTCAAATAGCTGTAGTAACAGGAGCCTTTGTTGATCTTGTTTTAGTTACAAAAACTGTTATTGAGGGTTTCAAATTTTTAAAAGCTAAATCAGAAGAAAAAGAAACAGCATTAACTCAAGAAAAAACTCTTTCAGGAACAGCTAAAGTTTTATATGGAATGATGAAAGCTCAAGCTTTATCTGAAGCTGGGAAAGGTGAACTTGCTATAAAAGCTTTAAAAGAATATGGTCCTTGGGTTGATGATCCTCGGCAACTTTATGTAGAATTAGCACATATAAAAGATCTTACTAAAACTCAATATGAGAAATATAAAGCAACCGCAGGACCTGGAGCCGCACAAGGAATTGCAAAAATGGTTCAAACAGAACTTGGAATGGAAGTACAAAAAACACAGAATGAAATTACAATAATATTGAAACCTCAAAAATTAATAATACCTTTAGGAGAACCTCCTAAAATAGGAGATTTAACACATCCTAAATAATTAAAAGGATAATAATTTATGGGTAAAAGAGAAGTTATAAGAATATGGAAATTAAATAAAGCAAAAGAAGAAAAAGGAGCTACGGTTTCTGGATATATAAATGTAGCAACTTTGAGTAATCCATTGTTTCCAAGAGGAGCAGAATATATTATTGAAGGATCAATGGAAAAAATTAATGATGATACTGATTTAACTAAAAAAGTAGATGCTGGCATGGTTTACAGAGTTTATAGAGATGTTGATGAAAAAAATACTCCTTTTATTATAAGAAATAGTGAACGATTTAATGTGATGGGAAAAGAGAAAGAAGAAAATACTGGAGCTACTGCAACATTTAGTTTTCATATAAATCCACGTAATCTTCATATTACTAAAAGTAAATTGATTACTAAAATAAGAACTAGAGGTGGTTTTGAATTTCAACATTGGGGACCAGATATATCTATTATAGCATTTGGAGGAACAACTGGAAATGTAACACCAGAGCCTCCAGAAAATGCTAAATCAATGACTGATATTCCAAATCCTTCAGAAGATAATTCAGAAGCTTATAGAATATTTAAAGATTTTGAGATATTGTATGATGAAGATCAAATGCAACAAGAACTTGGCAATATGAAAATGTTAGGATTAGAATATAGAGGGAATATTTTTGTAGGACATTTGAGAAATTTTGTATATGAAGAAGTTGGAGAAAAACCTTTTCAGTTTGAATATACTGTAGAATTTGCAGTAGAATATGAAGCAACTTCTGTTAGTAGAGCTCAGCAAGAAATTCAGCAAACACTTGTTCGTAACGCGGATACTTTAAAATATTTACGTCAACTTGCAGAAGGAGAGAGAAAGAGTGATTGACGAAACTAAACATAGAATTAATCATTATTTTCCAAAAGCTCTTGTTTATTTTTTAGATGAGAAGTGGACTGGTTCAGGAAAGTTAAGAGAGGCTAAAAAAATTGTCGCTCCTGATATAAGTGATATTATTAGTATTAATACCACTTTAAATATTACTTCTCAACCCGGAACATTTAGTATTACTTTAAATAATAAAAATGACAGATATTTTATAAAAGATGATATTAATTTTGAAGTTAGAAATTTAAATGATCCTCCTTTAGATACATATGGAAAAAAATCAGTTTCATTAAAATCTTCATATCCTTATAAAAATGCTTTAGAATGGTTAAATCATGAAGAGTTTAAAAGATTTTTTCTTTTACCTAATGGAGATGTTTGTATTTTAGAAAGATACCAAAATAAAAAAGATGGCCTTATAGGTTATTGGAAAAAAGCTCAAAATAAAGAATGGTTAGAAGAACATGCAAAAGAACAATTAGAAAGTGTTGATACTTTTGTTGAGTTAACAGGAACGGATCTTGACTCTGTTGTTAAAGACTCTCGTCCAAATTTAGATTTTTATGAAAAATATGAAGGAATGGTGGATCAGGGAAGATGTGTTTTTAGTCCTATGGATCGGGTTGTAGTTTTATTTTCTCGAAGATTTTATAATGAAAGCATTCCTTATGAATATATTGTTGCTTTTACTGGAATTGTAAATTCAATTAGTGATGAATACTCTGAAAATTTTTCAAAAATAACAATTTCTGGAGAAGATGTTACTAAATGGTTAAAAATGACTTATGCTAATGTAAATCCTTCAACTCTTACTGAAGGTCTTCCAGATGCTGGTGCTGATACTATGAGAATGTGGTCGAAGCGTTTTACTGGTATGGAACCTTGGCAGATTATTAAACTTTTAGTTTTAGGGGGAATTGATGCAGATGGTTTAAAAGTGAGGGGAGTTGGCGAATTTGAATTTAATCCTATGTTAAGTCCTGAGTCTTCTTTACTTTTTACTTCAGTTAGAGGAAAAACTCCTATTCTTAGTCCTCTTACTTTTGAAAATACTAAAGAAGGAATTGTTGTAAGTGAAGATGTATCTGATTTGGATAAGTTGTTTCAGAAATCAAGAATACATATTCAAATTCCTATGGAAAAGCAAGAATATTCTGATATGGGAGAATTACAAAAGACTCCTTATAAAAGATTTGCTAGAACTACTTATGATAGTTATGATAATGAATATAGAACTCATTTAGAAATTATTTATGAAATAGCAAAAACATCTAATTTTGAATTTTATGCTGATGCTAATGGAGATATTTGGTATCATCAACCAAGATTTGATAATAGACATATACTTACTGAAGATATACCGGAAGTTTATATTTTGAGAAATGAAGATATTCTTAGTTGGGGGAATACCGAAAGTGATGAATCTTTAATTACTTCTATTTTAGTTGTAGGGCAGATGGATATGATTGAAGGAGTCCAATATCCTTTTAATTATGTAAATTTTTATGAGGATTCTGGACTTATTTTTAAATATGGTAGAAGAATGCTTACGGTAAGTCATCCATTTGTAAGAACTGCTGCTGATTGTTATTATTATGCACAATCATTACTTTTTAGAACATTTGCGGAAAGAAGAACTGGAACTATTACAATAGTTGGAAGACCTGAAATAAGAATGGCAATGCCAGTATATATACCTTTTCGTAATATGATATATTATGTTCATTCAATAACTCATAATTTTGCTTTTGGTGAAACATTTACTACAACTTTAGGATTAACTTATGGAAGAAAGCCTTGGGAACGTCTTCCAGAAACTTTAGCGTATACTCGATATTCTGCTACTGATGGAGAAGTTGGAAGAAGAAATGTTACTATGGAATCAACAGCTGTTCATGCAGCAGTTACTTCAAAAAGTAGTAAAGATGATCCTCTTATTTGGCCTTTTGGTGCTTCCAATAATAATAAAGTTGAGACTTCTTATCCAGGGCAAACAAGATATAGAGTTAATAGTTCGGGAGAAAATGAACAATTACCTAACGGAATAGATTTAAGCTCTTTAAAATTAACAAATCCAACTTTAAAAGTAAAACAAGCTGAAGTATATGCAACTCATAATGGAATTGTTATAGAAAGTGATGTGGATTTTGTGAAAATAAGATCTAAAGGTGGCCAATACGAAACACATTATTATGGATTGGTTTCACTTAATGTTTCTGTAGGAGATGAAATTTCTACATATCAACCTATAGGTTATGTAGAAGGAAAAGATCCTTTAAGATATTGTATGGTTCGAGGAGAAACAGGTTTTGTAGATCCAGAACCTTATACTAAAGCAAAGTTAACTATAAGAGGGGGAGGGGTTAAGTCATGAGGAGATACTTTCCAAATGAGAGACCTTTTGGTGGACATTTACTATCTAGAACTCCATATCATCGTCTTGCAGTTATAACAAGTGTAAATGCTGAAAAAGGGACTGTTGCTATTAAATGGTTAGATCATCCAAGTGGAAGAGATAATGTAGTTATAAGTCAAGCAGCATTTGGTTCTTTTGATTTTCCAACTCCAGGAGCAGTTATACTTGTTGCAATGAGAGAAGGAGATATTCCTGAAATTGATAGATACATGCCTATAGGATATGCTAAACAAGTTCAAGCAGGAGAGGCTAAACAATTACAACCTGGAGAAAAACTTTGGAGAAGTTATTCTGGTTTTGAAACGGATCAAAAACAACAATTTCCTATCCCTATTCCTACAGGATCTGAAATTTATATGTCAAATTCTGGGAAAATTGTTTTTCGAGATGGTACTGGAGATTGGTGGGAATTAGATCCTACTGATAATATAATTCATCAAAATAGTATGACTTACCAATGTACTACTGAAGCTGGAGTTCTTGATTTTGGTTTGGTAAAAAGAGAAATGCCTACATATCCAGATCCTTCTCAGAATTCAGAAATGGTTTTAGTTACAAGAAATAATACTTCTATTTTAAATGGAGGTAAGGCATTTACAGAATTTAGATTAAGAGTTTTGGAAACAGCAGATGTAGATCCTACTACAGAACCTGAAGTAGATAATCCATTTGTTGAAGTTATTCTAGGAACGAAAATTAAAAGGACTGGTTCTGGGTTAAATACTGTATATTCGCCGGAAGAAACCACTGACAACCATGCAGAATCTGGAAAAGAGATATGTATTCAAATAAGAACTAAAAGCACTATAGGATTTGAATTTACAGTAGACAAGGAAGGGAATGTTTCCATGTCACTTGCAAATGATAAAAAATTAAAAATTGTGGCTGATGATATATTGTTGGGGGGTGGGGGGAATGAAAAGGCTGTGGTTCTTTCGGATTTTATAACTACATACAATCAACACACGCATCCAGCACCTGGAGGAGCAACTAGTGCTCCTACTACTCCATCTACTGGAGAAATTTCTACAAAAGTTAAAGTGGAATAAGGAGAAAAAATGGTTAGTAATATAACACAGGAACTTATTGATGAACTGCATGAGAAAACAGGTTTCTCAGTTTGTTTCCTTACAGCAATTTTATCTTTATCTTATCCTGTCCGAAGCGCTTTAAAATTATTTTTACAACAACAAAGAAGTTTATTAGAACTAAAAGTAAATAAATTGGCTTTTCAGATTCAAAGAAATAATATGCTTTCAGAAAAATTCAATAATTTGTTTGTTGCAGTTAGTAATAAATTAGGGGCAGTAAAAAATATAATTAATGTAACACATTTCGGAGATATAGTACAAAATTGTCCTGAGCTTCAAAATTTATTGCAGAGTATGATTAAAGGAGCTGGAGTTTCTGGATTAAGAATTGAAGGCTTCGAAGATGTAGAGGATATTTTAAGTGAAATACATTACCGGTTGAACAGCGCCAATGCTGCTCTTAATATTTCTACAAGAGCTAAGGACCAATTGAATGCAAGGCTTAGTTTAATTGACAAATGGCTAGAATTATTGAATGTGATGTAAGAGGATTAATATGGTTGATTATTATGTTCGAATAAGTGGGAATGACGCGAATGATGGATTAACTCCAATAACTGCATGGAGAACTATTGCATATGCAATAGCAAATACAACTGATTTTGATACTGTGTATATAGGAGCAGGTAATTATGGAGAAGCCCTTGATTTAACAGGATTAGATAGAAGAACATTTATTGGAGATATTCGAGGATTAAAAACTGGAGATGTGGGACATCCTCAAATTACTTATATAAGAGCTCATCATGGAAGTGAAGAACATTTTGGTATTACAGTAAAAGGATTTCATTGTTTATCTTATACTTCATTTGGCGATTATAATGCAAGTGTTGATGTTGGGGAAGTGGAAGATGTTAGAATAGAAAAATGTATTTTAGATTATGGGTGTTATGCTATTGGAATAGGTTCTTCTGGTTCTGGATTTGTTTTTCAAAATAATGTAGTGTGGCCTATGAGAACTTCTCTTGCTCATAGAGGTTGTCTTGCTTGTGGGGCAAGTCCACATCTTTATATTTATCATAATACTTTTGTAGGCATTCCAAAAGGTATTGGTGAATCTCATTGGGTTGGTCCTCTTGTAGAACTTTATGGATATTCGACTCCTATGTGTCATTTTATTGTTAAAAATAATATTGGTTATCAAGCATCTCTTTCTGGTAAAATATATTATGTAGATGCTTATGAAAATGGAAGTCATATATTTAATTTTGATCATAATTGTTACTATATAGGGGGTAGTAGTGGTTCTTTTATGGATTTTTATTTACATCCTATTATTGGTCCAACCGAACATAATTATTTTAATTTTGGAGAGTGGCAAACAACTGCATCTTTGATTATACCAGAGTTTTCAATTATTTCTGATCCAAATTCATTTGTAAGTGATCCATTATTAGAAGTAGATGAATATCATTTAACAAAAAATTCTCCATGTATTGATATTGGCGTTAATTTAGGAGTATCTGAAGATATTGATGAAGATTTTAGACCTTTAGGTTTTGATTATGATATTGGATGTGATGAATATTATTTTATACCTTCGTCTTCTTTTGATACTTTTTCATTTGAAGTATCTCCTAGAATAAGTAGAGGTCCAGTTTTAATACGGGTAACTCCTTATAGGGAACCTCAATTAAAATGGCCTTGTACTCATTATTTACCAAATAGAGATCAATTTACTTTAAATACCTGCCCAAGATGTTTAGGAACTGGCTTTTATTATGATATTCAATTTGACGCAGGAGGATTAGTTCCTCAAGTATGGGATGAAACAAAGTTGGCCCAAGAATTAGAAAAGGTTACAATAACAGATTTTAATCCTTTTCATCCTGAGTATGGAGCAAATCTTAAAAAAAGAGTAGGTCAAGTTCCTATAGATGATTTGAAACCAATTATAAAATCAGATATTTTGAATGCAATTTTTAATTTGATGAAGTACCAGAAAAGAGAAGCAAACAAAGGTGTTGGAGATGGGTATTTTTCTCCTAGAGAATTAATTGATAGTGTCGAAAAAGTTGAAATTACAGAACTTTCTGCTACTGAGTTAAACTTTGCAATTTACATTCTTACAGTTGAAGGAAAAGAAATAGAGATTACTGGAAAGGTGTTAGTATGACTACTTATTACATTCGTCGATCAATGGGAGATGATTATAATAATGGACTGAGTGGAAGTGGCGCCTGGAAAACTTTAAGAAATGCAAATCTTAATATGGATGCGGGGGATACTGTATATGTGGGCTCCGGATCTTATTATCTTGAAGCAACTGATATAGAAAGAGGAATTCAACCTGTAAATAATGGAATTTCTGGAAGTAGAATAGAATATATTGCTGATAGATTTGGAATTTATACTGGAGATTCAGGAGAAATTAGCATAAAAAATGTGAGTTTTAATAAAAATTACATCACTGTAGATGGTTTTAGTATGAGTAATACATATTCTTTATTTGATATAGATGTATGTGGAACGTATGTAATTATAAGAAATTGTGATACTCAATACGGCACTCGTTTTGGAGCTACTTCTGGATGTGATCAGATACAGATTTATAATAATATTTTTGGAAAAGCCAAAATTGCTACCCTTCCTACCGTATCATTTTATATGCTGAATAACGAGACAGCATATTTTTATTATAATACAGTTTGTGGAACGAATGAGGATCCTCTCAGTAATGCTCAATGTTTAAGGGTGTATTCTCCTAATCATGCACTTTTTGATGTTTACATTAAAAACAATATTTTTGTTGAAGTTGTAGGATCAGCGGCCCTCTATTTGATTATATATTATCCTCAATATGTATCTGATTGGAATAATAAATTTCATATAGATTATAATTTTTATCAATATACTGATGGGCAATTTATTAATGTGGATGTTTGGCTTGAAGCAGGAGATTGTGAATTTGATAATTTAACAGTATTTCAGGCGGGCTCTGGTTCTTTAAATGGGAAGGAAGCTAATGGAAAAGAAGGAGATCCAAAATTTTTTGACGTTTCGAATTCAGATTATCATTTATTAGGATCTTCTCCTTGTATAAGCACTGCTACAGATGTTGGAATATACACCGATCATGATGGTAATACACGACCTTTGTAAGAGGATATAATATGATTCATGTTAGACCAATACAAATATGTGGATATGATATAGGTGCATATGAATTTGTTCCTCAAACACGGCAAGAATTAATTACTTCAGATGCAAATATAAAAGTAACGATTCAACAATTAATTATATCTGATACTAATATTTTAGTTGAAAATATTCAGCAAATTATTTTATCTGATGCTAATATTAAAACAGGAGTTCAACAATTAATTATATCAAATGCTAATATTATAAGTACCTTGCAACAAACGATTATATCTGATGCCTCTGTTTTTTATATAAGACAACAGATTATTTTATCAGATGCAAAAATTATTCCAGCAACATCGCCAGATTCTTTTTCGTTTGCAAAAATTTCAAAAGTTGTTTCAAATTTTAGTTTAAAAACTAAAGATGAAACAAAATTAGTATTGTATGATGTTAAATTAGAGCATATTTGTGATCACAATTTACCAAGCGGAAAATTTACTTTAAATACTTGTCCAAGATGTTTAGGAAAAGGTTTTTATTATGATATAAAATTTAGTCCTTTGGGCGATGTTCTTACTGTTAGTGAAGTAGAAAAACTTTTGCAAGAATTAGTAAAAATTACAATAACTTCTAAAGGTGATAATCCATTTTATGCAGATTATGGATCTTATGTTATTAATAGTGTAGGAGCATTACAAACTGAAGGATTTCGAGAGACTAAATTAAAACAGTCTATTATGGATGCTGTTTTAAGATTACGTTATTTACAACGTGATGGTATTGAGAGAGGATATAAATTTTCTTTAAAAGAATTAATTGATAAAATAGAAAATATTGAAATTTATGAAATTGAAGGAGATCCAAGGCAATTAGGTTTTAAAGTAAGAATAACAAATGTTGAAGGATCTATGGCAATATTACAAGGCAGTGTTTCTTTATAAAAGGAGAAATTTATGGCGAGAAAGAGTTTTTCAAATATTGTTCAAAGTATGATTAACTTTTTGAAAAGGCTACATCCAAGTGTGGACACGAAAGAAGGAACTTTTACAAGAGATGTTATAATTAATCCGGTTGCAAATGAATTAGATAATTTTTATGCTGAATTGGATGTAATTTCGAAAGCTCAATCTCCAGATTTAGCTTCTACAGATGATTTAGTAAAATTAGCAGAGAATTTACAACTGGAAAGAAAAGCCGCAGTTCGGGCAACAGGAACAGTAACTTTTTATAATAGATCTGGAACTACTGCAACTATTCCAGCAGGAACTACAATAAGTACTAAACCTGGAGCAGAAGTTGGTGCTCAACAATTTGTTACATTACAAACTGTTACTATATCAAATCCTGGAAGTTTTAACCCTGATACTGGTCAGTGGGAAGCAGAAGCTCCAATAAGAGCTGTTGCTGGAGGATCTCAAGCTAATGTTGATGCTGGTGCTATTTCTGTTTTAGTTACTGCTGTTGCAGATGTCTCTGGATGTTTTAATGAAGCAACAATAACTACAGGAGAAGATGAAGAATCTATTTCAGCTTTAACATTACGAGTAAAAAGTGTTTTGCTAGGAAATAATGTAGGAACAAAAGCGGGTTATTATGAACAAGTAATGAAAGATGAAAATGTTACAGATGCTTTAGTTGTAGGTCCTGGAGAAGCGTAT